TTATCTAAAAAGGATATCCTACAAACTTCAGATAGAGCGTGCACTGAAAGCGATTGAAACAATGAAAAAGATATTCAATCTAGAAGGAAGCAAAATCAACGAAGAGGGTGTTGTCTTGTGGAGGGGCCTTGATGAAGCTGACATATTAGATCATATTCTTGATCCAAATGATCCTGAACTAAAGGATATTTTTGATGATAAAGGATTTTCTAGCACAAGCAAGGACAGTGACATTGCCCTTGCCTTTGGTTACCATTACATGCAGGTAAGCCAAGGCCATATAACAATGCTTAAAATTCACGTCCCTTACGGAACAAGGGTGATTTATATTGGAAATTCATATGAGTACACCCAGGAGGAAGTCATACTGCAAAACGGGTCAATTTTCCACATAAATAACACGTCTTTTAGGGATCTTACAGAATCTGAAAAAGAACTACTGTACAATGAAGGCATGGACTCAGAAAGACAAAAAAATATAAAGGTTAAAATCTATGATGTGGACTACTTAGGTGATACGAATACCAGAGCTTAAGAAGGATGATCCAAATTACAGGTTCATCGCAGGTGAAGGCATTACAAGAGGGATTAATCTATGCCTTATGTGCACCCACTACAGAAAGGAGCACAAGTGCGATGCGTTCCCGGAAGGCATACCCCACGAAATATGGATTCTCAAAGTGTTCCACAACAAGCCATATCCAGGAGATAATGGCATCACTTACAAGCCGCTTCCAGAGTATGATACGTCCATTGAAAACATAAACGCTACATATGATAAATATTTCTCTTGATATTAAGGCAGAACCTTTGAAGACTGTTCTTGAAAAGGCGCCATCTGACCTCGGAAGAATCGTTTCTGAGGAGATAGCAAGTTGGGCGCTTAGAACTTCTAATCTTGCAAAATCCAGATCACCAGTTAGAACGGGAAACCTAAGGCAGTCCATAACGCCGGCAAGAACATCTGATTCTGCAAATGTTTCTGCACTTGTCATGTATGCAAAGTTTGTCGAGCCGCCTCCTTTAGGAGTTCCCATGAAGCGGAAGATGACCAGAACGATGTTTCTGTACAACTCCGCCATGGAGGAGCTTGACAGAACTGTTTCTAGAATCAATGATAGGATCAAAGAGCTAATGGAAGTTTAGATCATGGAAGACTCATTCAGATTTCAGGGCGAGTTCTTCAAGGTGAACGGCGAGGAGGACTTCTTCATATTCGGCCCGGCATCGGCAGAGATGCTGGACAGCCAGGGGGACGTCATAAGGATTGACGCTGTGAAGAAGGCATTGCCGGAGCTTTTGAAGCGTGCAAGGGTCACCGTCGACCACAAGGACCAGATAGTAGGCGAGATTATCGAGTCCTTTGAGAAGAAGGGCCTTATCTACAAGACAGAGGTAAGGCCTCCAAACGACGATGAGCTCTCAAAATTTTCTAGCCTTGAGAAGGAGAAGGAGGCCCTGTTTGTCCTGGCGAAGGTCTGGGATGACACGGAATACTGCAGGGAGGTCAGAGCTGCCATAGAGAAGGGCGACTACAGATCATATTCTATTTCTGGTAACGTCCTAAACTCTAGGCCTTGCAGCTCAAGCGAGGGCTGCACAAGAATAGTATCTGACCTAAATCTATCTGCAGTCACCATCTGCCGCTCAGGTGCAAATCCAGCGGCGCAGTTTGACATCTTAAAAGAGGAAAAAGAGATGCCGGAAGAAGTTACAAATGCTGAGGAGAAGGGGCCAGAGTTTCTTACCCGCTCCGACTTTGAGGCATACAGGAACGACCTTGAAAAGAGGCTTGAGTCCCTTTCAAGAATAGATGAGATCCTTGGAATTCTTAAGGCCAAGGAGAACGAAACTGGCCCTAAATTAGAGCTCGAAAAAATCAGAGAGGAGATAAAAAAAGAAATCCTCTCAGAGTTCAGGCCGGTCCAAAAGTCAGAGGGCGTTTCTCAAAAGGAAATCTCAACTGACGACATAGTATCAATGCTATCCGAGAAGAGGATCTAATGACAGCTCCATTTTTCAAAAGCTACGAGGACATGCTGGACTACTACTACTGGCAGCCGCTGAAGCAATCAGGGGTCGACCCGAAGGTATTCCAGAAGTATAACAGGGCAAGCGACATTGCAGAGGAGATAGATCTTTCAAAGTCTGATGCCCCAGTGCTCACATCAACTACAGGGGTAAAGAACGTCCTTTTCGGGGCAACGCTTTACTCTCAAATTGTGACAGAGTCAAACGCATTTGCACTGCTCCCAAAGAGGCCCTGGTCAAAGTCAGGTTACAGGGCACTTACAGCAGCAGGCCTTACCACTGGAGGCCACGTTACAGAGGACGGGGCAATCCCCGAGACAAAGAAGCCAACATTTGCAGAGATAACTGTGACGCCGCACACAGTAGCAAGGGCAACAAACATCTCAGAGATGGAAAGGCTTCTCGAGCAGAAGGACGACACCATAAAATGGGCTGACGTTGTTTCATACACTGCCGATGAGTTCAGGAACACTTTGAATAGGAACATATTGGCCGATGCAGATGGTGCAGCAACAGATGGCAGCATAATAACACCAATTGACAGGATCATCTCTTCCTATTCTGAGTTAGCAGAAACTGAGCTCACCACAAACGAGGGGGATGTCTACGGCCTTGACAGGGATGCAGAGGCAACATGGACAGACGCTAATGTTTCACATGGCGGATCATCTGGAACAGAAACTGACAGGACCCTAACGCTTTCCATGATAGATGACGTCATAGCAGAGTGCGAGCCCTACTGGGACAGCGGGGGCAGAAAGAACAAGGCCATCTTGACAGGTTATGATACTGCAAAGCGTATCGCCCAGCTTGAAAGGCCCAAAGAGGTCTACACACCTGACGCCTACATCGAGTTCACTGTGAACGGGGTAAAGGTCAGGGGAAAGGAAGCCGGAATCCCAGTTGCAACATTTGACGGCATCCCAATTCTTAGAAGCAACAACGTTCCCAAGGACACAATATCCAGAATCTACATCCTGGACCTCGATCACATCTCGCTAGAAATGCTTAAACCAATTACCTACGTTGAGACAAGTGATCCTTTCATCCAGAACAAGTTCGGGACCGAAGGAGTCTTTTCATGGATTGGGGAGATCTGGTGCGACCGCTTCAAGGCCCAGGGAAAGATCAGGGGTCTGAAATAGGCCCTATTTTTATTTTAGGCGATTACCATGGCTAAGGTTAGATACGATGGACCCGAGACCTACTACACCGTCCAGGGCACAACTGGCATAGTCTACCAGTTCACCGGGAGGGACAAGGTCTCTGAGGTAAGAATCCCTGAGGACATAGAGATGCTAAAGGGAAAGGGCGGATTTACAGTGATCGAAGGCATCGAGCTTGGCAATATCAAGAAGGTGAAGTGATGGCATTTTCTAGCGTGATAAAGGGATACGGGAAGAGCGGGGACAAGGCAACTACATGGGGGACTTTCACAAACGGAGTTTCAGACACTGGCGGCGACATAAACACAGGGCTTGTAATATGCGAGTCAATATCACTTGAGTTCACAGGCTCTGCTGTAGTGGCAGATGCTGCCGCAATAAACGAGTCGTTTCCATGCGCAGGAAATGCCGTAACGATAGTAACAACTGCAGACGCTGACGGCATCTGGCGGGCCGTAGGCTACTAAAGGTGCTACATGGAACCCGCCGATCACGACATCCTGATAGAGATAAAGACCGACCTCTCCTGGATAAAGAAGAAGCTAAACGACCAGTGCGAGTCATACAAGGAACACGAGGAGAGGCTAAGCTCTCTTGAGACCTGGAAGGACAGGGCAGCTGGGGCGATAACGATAGTTGAGTTTGCAGTTGGCGGCGGGATAATCTTCTCAATAATTTCAATACTGTTGTGGCTTATGAGGCCCTAAAATGGATGCTCTATCGATTGGATATTCTGGCGAATCTGATGCAGCTCTCTGGATTGAAAACTCAATTCTCACTTTAAGCCTTGATACTGAAACTGAATTTGATATTACTGGCAGCTCTTTGGAAGATCTAGCGCTGGCCCTAAATTTGGTGGAGGGCATAACGGCTGTTTTGATAGCTGACGGGGATATCGAAGCAAAAGAACTAAACGAGATATCAAGCGAATACTCTGCAGACATAAAGTCCAGGCCCTATTCTTTAGGCCACGGGAACTACTCAAATCCTAAGAAAGTTTCTGAAGTTTCCCACAAGAGCGCTATAGAGATAAGAAACTCTTGGCTTGACGAGGCCGATTCACTGATAGAATCTCTAACTGGCCTTAATTTTAAGGCCAAATCTTTAGAGGACGTCTCGATTGACATAAAGGCAAGGGATATTTTCTCTACAGAGGATTACGGCGAATACAGCTGTGCAAACGGACTTTACTTGAGGCAGTTTGCTCCGATAACTTCAATTGAAGCAGTTGCAATAGACGGAGTTTCTGTAACGCCCTCAAAAGCCATAGTGGATTATGACAGGTTGATTCTGACCTCCGGTGCTGAAGTCTCCTCATGGCAAATCGGAAAATCCAAGGTGACTGTATCTCTCACATACGGCTATGCAAAAGGCTCAAAGGAGTCTGTTTTAGCATCGGAGTTTGCAACGCTCTACACTTGCAACATGCTCTTTGAGTCCGACCTAAGGCTAAGGCAGAAACAAGGCGCCACAAAGATAACGCATGCATCAGTCGTCTTTGAAAACGATACGATCCCAGAAGAGGCCATCTCGAGAAAGGAGATTGAGCTTAGGATGAAGCTAATCTTAGAGCATCTGCCAAAGAAGATGAGGAGCGTGTTAGGGTGAGCTTTGACCCAATCTCATTTCTCGCAAATGTTGAAAGAATCTTCAGCGCCACCACTGGACTCTCTGATGTGAAGACTTGGACAAGGCCTACAAAGCTCTCAACTTCCCTTGAAACTCCAGAAGTTGCAATCGAGATGATAGCAGGCAGCGTGGACTCAATATCGCTATCTTACCCCAACAGGCAGATTGAGTTCTATGTCCGATTTGTGATCTTTGAGGAGCAGACATCAAGCGCATCTAAGATTGGGACAATCTATTCAGGGATCATCGATGCGGTGAGAAGCAATCCAGACCTAAAAACAAAATCCGGGTCAGGAACTTGCGATTATTTTGGAACATTTTATGGCAGAAATATCAGCTTTGATCTGGCCGCAACTGAAAGAAATGGTGTTTCTGTAAATGCAATGAAAATCGACGTACCATGTCTCGTACGGGACATCTAGGTGAAAATCATGGCTTACACAAAAGGAGACGTTTTTGTAAAAAAGGAAAGCACGTGGGGAGTTGGCGTTGATCCAACTTCGCCCACAAGCGCAATAGATGAAATATTGGGCCTGGACTCTGAATATGAGTACGGCCTTGAAAATCAAATAACTGCTGTAAATCCGGCCGCAATGGCATACCCTTCAGAAATCTCATACCACACTGCAAAGGCAAGGGGGAAGATAGATTTCGTATATAACGGGGCACTGCCGTTTGCGCTGATGCTTGGAGGGATTGCAAACACAGATCCCCTAGAAGAGGAATCGCCTTACACATGGACGATAACGCCCTCAGGCACCCCAATTCCTTTCACAACTTCTTGCCTTATGAAAGGGGCAAATGACAAGACGGCGCAGATCCTTGGGTGCTACGCAAAGAGCCTGTCATTTAAGATGGGCCTAAACGAGCCGGCATCTGGAACTCTTGACATCGTTGGGAAGGATCTGGATTTAAACAATCCTTTCACTGCCCCAACAACAGTTGCAGTTGACGACTCAAAAGCATGGAAGCCCCACGAGTTCACATATTCCATAGGCTCAATATCAGGCATCACATACATAACGGATCTAGAATTTTCAATCTCTAGAAACATTGACGTTGGGCACGGCCTTGCTGCAAGAACACCGTCAACGGCATACTCCGGGAAGTTTGAGGCGATAAACGGGTCAATAACAGCCTACATCCCAGACTCAATAACGGCAAACGAAATAGAGCAGCTGGTGCTTGGCGGGACATCTACAAATGAAACACTCACTGCAAAGGATATTGTAATCGACAAGGGTTATGTGGACGAGGCATCAGATTCTGTAAAGATAACTCTTTCAAACTGCATCTTTTCAGATTACAGTGCAGTATTCCCGCTTGACACAAAGATGAGCTACAAGTTTTCATTCTCAGCAACATCCGCAGAAGTGCAGTGGGAGGCACCTTTTGCAAAGACCAACTGGTGAGGCGATTTTATGGCGATAGTTGAAAAATCATACTTTCTGCATGAGCGGGATGAAAAAGGAGAGCTGAAAGCAATCATTATCGAGATTGAGCCTGGAAAGGATGCCAAAGTCATACCTATCCCGGAGGGTGAAATAGCCTTGCTGTCAGACCCTCAAAAAGGATATGATATTCTATCAGCACATATTGTTGAGCCAAAGCTTTCCTCTGATGAAATCAAAAAGTTTGGGAAGACAAAGGCGATTGCGCAACTAGTCCAAAAACTCCTGGATATCAGCGACATAAAAGAATCCTTTCGTCCCGAACCTGGAAGCAAAGGCAAGGCTCCTTGAGGAGCAGGTGCTGCACCAGCTTGGATACAAGGTGTGGGAAATACCAAAACTCACAATCCTTGAAAAAAGAAGGCTGGTGAGGGGCTATATTTTGTACCAGAATCCGGAAGACACCCAGGAAGAAAAGAGAATTCAGGCTGAAGAGCTGATCAAAAAGAGAAAAGAGCATGCAAGAGCAAAACGTCAAGATAACTGTAACGGCTGAAGACAGGGCATCAGGCCCTATAAAAAACGTTGAGTCGGCGCTTGGAGGTCTTGAGAAGGGCACATCCAAAGCCGGCGGGGCAATGTATTCTTTGGGCCATGCGGCAGAAGTTGCCATGGGAACGATGGCAACGGCCATAACGACCTACGGCATTGCAGCAGTCCAAAACTTGAATCGTGAGATGGTAAAGCTCTCTTTAGAGCAATCAAAGTTTCAGTCGCAGACAGGAAATCTTTTGAAAAATGCAGGGATACAGTCCTACTCAAAGCAGATTGAAAAGGTGATAGGCCAGCATTCTGAGCTAACATCCATGGACGACATCTCAATCCGGAAAAGCTTCAACAATCTGATAGCCGTAACAAAGGATTATGATAGATCGCTAAAGCTCTTGTCGGCAGCGGAAGACTATGCAGCGGCAGAGGGTATTGACCTAGAAGCTGCAACAAAGCAAGTTGCAATGGCGCTTGGCGGGAGCACATCAACGCTCGAACAGAATGGAGTCGTCCTTGACTCAGTCAGCATGAAATCAATGACGGCAGCACAGAAGATGGACTACCTAGCAAAGCAGATGGAAAAATCTTTTGGCGGAAGTGCAGAGTCGCTCAGGAACTCAACTGCGGGGATATTTGCCAATTTTCAAAATCAGGTCCAAAATCTAAAGACGCTTTTTGGAGATGAGCTGACCGGGGCCATAGCGCCGACATTAGAGAACATTGCAGACAAGATTTCAGAGATGATAAACTCCGGGGAGATCCAGCCGCTTGCAGATGCTTTTGGAAATCTTTTAGAGCATTCGATAAGCTTTGGCTCTGAACTTGGCAACATTATCATGAAGCTCGCTGGCGTTACTTCTTCTGAAGAGGCAATCACAAAACTGGCCGATGCTTTTGACAGGGTATCGTATATTTTGGGCATAATTGAAGATGCCCTTTCCAGGATAAACGTCATTATCAAGGATTTACACCTAGACAAGATTATAGATCTTGGACTTAGGGCAACAAATCCCGGGGGCATGGCCCTTTGGGACTATGCTGGACAACAGGTGCAATATGAGAAAGCCGGTGCATATACCCCTTATGAATCGGCTGCTAGAGGTCAGTGGATCAGTCCAGGGGCTGTAAGCCCAAATGCACTTCCAATAGAATCAGAAAATGCCGCAGATGCATTGGGGCGCTTACGGGAGATAGAGCGTGCTGAAAATGAAAACAAGGAAAAGACAAAGCAAAACAGTCTTGAAATCACAAACAACACAAATGCGGTGCAGCTTGCAAATGAGTATCTGGCTATTTTGAGGGGCAGCACAAGCAAAACTGCAGGGGAAGTTGACCAGTTGGGCCAAACTGCTGGCGGTGCAATCAACTACATGAACAGCGCAATGAACGTTGTCAGGCAGATGTTGAATCCTTCCGGAGGCGGTGGCGGCAGTTGCAGGACTTTTGGATCTTCTGAGAGAGTTGAAGCTGGAAGCGATATAGTCTATGAGGGCCCTGAAAGGGGAAGTGCAATCGTCACAAATTCTTTTTCAAGTGGCGGAGCAACTTATGAGACAATCCGCAGTAGCTCAGGCGGAAGCCTGGTCGGATACATGAACACAGCGACAGGCGAAATCTCAAAAAGAGTAAACGATGCTTTGATCACAAAAAAAGGTGAAGTGGTGCAATTCCACAAGGATGATAATATTCTAGCATTCAAGGATGGATCAAAGCTCCAGGGAAAAAGTATGATCGTGAACAATACTTTCAATATTTCAGGCAACAGCGATCCTGACAAGATCGCCGATGAAATCCTGAAACGAATCAATAGAATCACCAGGGTGGGATTCTAGAATGGAAGCAATAAGCAAGACGGAATATCTCGTGACATGGGTGATCCGGGATAAAGACGGCAACATAAAAGAGATGGGAAATGACCATCCGAAAATAGAAAAAACAGAAGATTGAATCTTATGGCAACACTCGTGAACAAAGGCCTTGAAATGAAGGCCAAACTACTGAATGGTGTATCTACTGCGCCATTCACATATATCGCACTAGGCTCTGGAACAACAGCAGAGGCAAATGACCAAACAGCACTTGTAACAGAAATTACCACAAACGGCGGGGCAAGGGCGGCTGCCACTTGCGAATATGAGGCTGACTACAAGGCAAAGTGGACAAAGACCTTTTCCTTTACAGGAAGTTTATCTGTCAACGAAGTTGGAATTTTCAACGATGACGGGGATCCTGCGGGGGACATGCTGATGAGGCACAAGTTCTCAGCGACAAAGGCTGTTGAAGACGGCGACTCCCTGCAGATCATTATCAAAGAAACTGAATCCAGGGCATAAACCTATTTTTTTATTTTTTTAAAATTGGGTAAAGTGATAGCCTGGCAGAATACGACTACAGTTTTTCTGGAGTAAATAAAAAGCAAGAGGTAGTTAGAAAAAAGGACCCTCAATTCAAAAACATTTCAAATTACGCCAGGAAAGTTCAGAAGAATCTATCACGAAAAGCCCATCCATTATGAAGATGACAATCACAATCTAAGAACTATCGATATAACAATCCGTGAAGAAAAAGACAAATTCATAATGGATAAAAATAAATTTTCTGTTGGATTTAGAAAAGACAGAAAGAAAGAAAAATATTTCGGCTTCCGGAAAGGGTATGATCAGCAATACGAAGCAACTATAAGTAAGATCATACTGAATGGGGAAGAAGTTACTTTTGATAGATTTGCCAAAATTGTGCAGATAAATGATTACGAACTGAAGCATGTCATCGCAGATGGCCTCTGGATCCACAACAGAATCCATGAGCGCTACGTCCAGGAATCTCTTGTGGTGGATACTGAAAAGATCCATTTAGAAGATGTTGAAGTCTGGTATGAGCTGCATCTGAAGGGATTCAAAGCAAAAGGAAAAAAGGCAGACGTATTTACCTTTGAACTGGATACAAAGGAAAAAATCTGGATACCCAAGCCCAGGATGTGGGTCGAAAATCTTGACTACTTCACCCAGCCGTTGAAGCACAGAATAGTAAAAAAAGACGGCAGGATTTTCTATGTCAAGTACTTTGATGACAAGGCCAAAAATTGGGCATGGATGGTCCAAAAATATGGCCTTCTCGGGCCTGGCAATGAAAAACTGAAAGGCAAAAAAACAATATATATCGATTCTACAACTTATTATTCCACTTCCTCCGATGGTGACATAAAAGGAACATATAGCACGTCTTGGAGCACAGCACGCACAACTGGCGCCACAGTTTATGACACCGCCACAGCCATAGTTGTTAGCACGAGCAAATCCTTTGATAAGCAGCTTCTAGGCTACGCATACACAATAAGAAGGGGATTTCTATACTTTGACACTTCGGATATCCCAGACGGTGCAACAATCGATACTGCCGCTCTTTCCGTTTATGTCTATTCAACTAGTAACGGTGCCACTCTTTGTGCACTGAAAGGAACACAGGCAAGCGCACTTTCAACAAGTGATTTCACAGCGTATAGTGGGAGCTCTTATGGCACAATAGCTACAAGCACCAACGGCTACAAAACAATCGACCTTGACGCAACTGGCAAATCAGACGTTTCAACGACAGGCACAACAAAATACTGCTTGATGGAATACACCTATGATTATGCAGATAGCCCACCTAGCCTGACTACTGCCTATACCGGGTATATCTATTCATCTGAGTATTCCGGGACAAGTTATGACCCAAAGCTCGTAATAGATTATACCGAGGCTTCTGGGGAAGAATATGAAGAAAATGTTGGCTACACAGCTTATGCGGCAGTTGCGGTGACTGCAGCTGGTGTAACTCGTGTGGCAACAATAACGTATACTGCAAACGGGGCAGTTTCTTGTAGTTATGGCTTGATATATTCTGAAACTATAGCCCTCACAGGATATGGATCAATAGTTATCCAGGCCATTGACACCGATATCGAAATAATACTTATCGCTGGTGCAGGCAGTGTTTCTTGTGAAGAACAAGCGGGGTATCATTTCCTAGTTGAACTTACAGGGGCAGGTGCCTCAACTATTGCAGCATCAGCAGCATACAGCCAAGCGATCACTTACCAAAGCTATGCGACAGTTGAAGTTGCAACAGTCACGGATTATATTTGTAATGTCAACTATACCAGCTTGGGCGCTGTCGTTTCCCAGGACAAAGACTCTGATATTGAACTTATCACATTTTCAGGTTATGGATCATTTGCCGTTTCTGGGATTTCCAGCTTGGCCTTATCTGTAACTTTTGATGGAGCCGGGACAACTGAAGCTTTGGGGCATAGGCAATTGGTCAGTATTTCAAATATCACCGGCACAGCAACTTTTGAGATAGACGCAATCCTAGGGAAAGTAGTTGAAGTCGCATTTGGTGGTGCCGGATCAGTCACGATACAAGACATTGACATTGATCTTGAAATAATATCATTTGGGGCCCAAAGTGAAACACAAATCGCAGCAGCCACAAATTACTCATCTTCCATAAACTACACAAGCATTGCTTCAATAGTCGCTTATGACTTAGGCACCGATATTGAACTGATCACTTTCCCTAGTGCAGGGACATTTGGAGTATGGGATTATTCGGGTTCCACGGCAGTTGTAGAATACCAAAGCAATGCAGCAATTGAAATTACGACAGTCACGGCTTATATTTATGGCATCAATTACACAAGCACCGCTTCAATAGTTACAAGTGATATAGATGCTGATATTGAACTTATCACTTTTATCGGTGCCGGGGCAGTTGAGATAAGCCGGGTAACAAATTATACGTGTAGCGCCGTTTTGAATGCGGCCTCTTCAGTTGAACTATCTGCAATCGGGAATTATTTTTCCAATATAATCACGACAGGATTGTCTTTTGTCACTTTCACAGGGCATATGGATAAGCATGACCTTCTTGAAGTTTCTTCCCATGCTTCAATAGAGATAATCACAACAACAGATTATACTTATAGTGCCGTTTTGAATGCGGCTTCATCCGTTACAATTCAGGATATTGATTATGATATCGAACTAATCCTTTTCTCTGGCCATGGATTAATCCAGATCCAGGATCTTGAGTTAATAGATTATGTTTCAAAAGCTATAATAATTGTTTATACCGTATGGACCCCTCTCGATATTATAGCACTTGGTGCCGGTTCCCTGGAGTTAGTTTCAAACACGGATTATGTAATAAGCGCTACATATGCTGCAAATGGATCACTTTTTCTCCAGGACATCGATTCAGGCACTGACCTGATAGAGCTTACTGGCATGGGATCAATCACAGCAGAAATAAAAACAGATTTCAAAAAAACATTGAACATCATCGGGATAGGGGATCTTGCATTCAACGGCATCACCGCATATATTATCAGTGAAGCAATAGCTTGCGATTCACAAATAGGCATTCAAGTGAACACTTCATTTGTGGGGGAAAACGAAGCTGCTTGTGCCAGCTCAATGGAAGTTGCAACTGCATGCGTCTATCACTCATTAATAGAAGTAAATTCTTATAGCTGCATAATCATCCAGGACGTTGACGCAGATATCGAGATACTCACTTTTGGATCCAAAGGGGCGTTTCAGTTCACTGAAGTTGAATCAATAAATTATGCTTCTTATGGTGCATTATCAATAAAATCTGAAACATCCGGGGCGACATCGCTTTTTTGGGCCATAATTGTGGGGCAGGCTGGTGATGTTGAAATAGATCTTACAGCCTTGAACATAATTGAATATGCAAGATTCACTGACGAGAAAGGAAAAAGATCGGATTACTTTGAAATCAGCTTATACAATGACGACGGAGCGTTATCCGAAACATTTGAGGTGGGGAATGAAGTATTCTTCTATGTCGATGAAAATGATCCGCCGGTCACAAAAATCTTTCATGGCATTATCACCTCAGTTGAGTTTGAGCTGGACGAGTACAGGAGCAATCGCATAATAGTTTCTGGCGAAGATTATGGGTCAATTAGGGCCGGCCAAACGACTATATCGGGCGCAGAAACGTATAACAACAAAACTGCCGATGAAATCGTTGCGGATATTATTTCTAGGTATTGCCCTGAGATAACGACCGCTAATCTTGAAACTTTTGCGGAAGCAATACCATCCATGACCTTTGCATGGGAGTATGTTGGCCAGGCAATCGATAAAGTTGCTAGCCTTGTGGGTGCTGACTTTTACATTGATGAAAATGATGATCTGAACTTCTATGATGCGGCTGATCTATCAGCAGACCACGTTATATCAAGTGGCGAAATCACAAGCGCAAAGATCAAGCGAGATGCAATGAAATACTTTGACAGGGTGTACGTTGTCGGAGGCAAACAGGGATTTTTGGATTTCAGCCAGACCGCAACTACAACGGAAGTTTCACTGGACGATAAATCCTATGCCTCGACATTTACGCCATCAAAATCAAATATACTGTTCCTGGACGTTTATACCAAAAAAGTGGGCAATCCCCTTGATGATCTGATCTTCACAATCGTAGAAGATAACGGTGGGAATCCAACTGGAAGCATTGTTGGTTTTGGATCAATCCCTCAGGAAGACATTTCCACTGATGGCGGCTGGGTAAAAACAACACTTGTTGATTGCCAGCTTGACATATCAAAAACAAACTGGATCGTTTTCAATATCCTTGGCACAGCAACTGATACTTACAAAGTGGCTCACAATAACACAACGGCAAGCGGCCATAAATACAAAACTCTTGCTGGATCATGGACCGCAGCAACTGGAAAGCTGGCCTTCAAGACTTATTATGGGGTGCAGATCGTAAAAAGTGCCACAACAGAAACAATGATGTTTGAATATCATACAGATATCCCGATAATAGATCTAACTATCCAGGAGGCAGACACTGCATTGACTCTGGCGCAGCAAAAGGCAATAGAATATGCGCTAAAAAATGCATCCCGGCTTATTATAAATCCCCCTGGAAAAAGATTGAAGGCTGGCCAGGTTATTGAGTTTACTTCTCTCCCTGGAATGCCAACGCTTGAAGATCAAACAATATTATCTGTAACTTACGAGATAAAAGAGCGGCAGATTTCAACAGTCACCTTGACATGCACAGCAACAGATGACTTTTACTCCGCATTTGCAAACTTGTTTTCCGAGCTTAGAAGGCTGAAAGTGAAAAATATCATGGAATCACAGGAGCAGACAACAGATTATAAAGAGTTAACTGAAACACCTACGGTCACCTTATCAGAAAATATTTATGAGACGGCAACAGATTATGAGGCAGAATACGATGACAATGAAGCGAGATGGGACGTGAGCAATTGGACATAATAGAATTGGTAAGGGGGGATAAAAATCCTTACCTAGGAAAATTCAAGATTGTAGAACACGATCTTGAAAGAGACAAGGTCATTGGAGGTTCATGGCAAAAGAACCTGATCACAAACAAACTAAAAGCTGTGCTTGCAGATGTGCTCACAGGGGATTATGATGCAAATAAGCATGTTCTAGGAAAGTTAGCGGTGGGCACGGGAAGCTCGGCAGTTGCAGCAACAGATCTGGCCCTAACAACACAGTTAGGATCATTAAAATCTTATGTTCCCGAGAGTCTGCACAACAACACCTATTCAAACAAATCCGAGGCAACTTATTATTTTGATTACACCGAAGCTGACTATTATGGAACGTGGGCGGAGCTTGGGCTTTATGCTGCCAATCAGACAGATCTTCTCACTCACTCATTGATCTCTCCAACAAAAACGTTCAGCAACACAAAAACAATGACTGTTTATTATGTTATAGAATTTTAGAGGCATAATCATGACATTTACAAAAAAGGTATCAGCCGGCACCAAGATCGCCTCAGCGGATTTCAGGCAGTACTTCGGGGATTTCTTTCCTGAAGGCAAAAAGACAGGATTTACAGTTTCAGTTGACAGTGGCCTTAATATCAGTGTTGCAGCTGGAACGGCATATGTCAAAGATGCGGCCGGGGGAATGTTTCAAGTTGTTTCAGATGCAACAGAATCTTTGACAGCAACTGCAAATAGCACAAACTATGTTTATCTGCATTCGGACAATGGGGCCAACTGGCTCACAATCTCAACTTCCGCAACATTGCCAGATGATGCAATGCTACTTGCGACAGTTGTTGCAGGGGCCAGTTCTATCTCTTCAATTACAAACGTTATTTCGGGATTACCCTCGTTTGTGCCACCTGGAGTTATTGTTGCTTGGAGCGGAGTTTTGACAAGCATCCCATCAGGATGGCTTCTTTGTGATGGAAACAACGGAACGCCTAATCTTATTGACCGATTCTTGCAGGGAATCACAACTTCGTCAACAAATCCTGGAACAACTGGAGGCAGCCACACAAAAACTGTGGCCGGGTCCTGGACTTTTGCAGGAGATACCACTACAAGGGTGGCAGGATTTACAATAGATATAAGGCCAAAATATTACGAAGTTGCATGGATCATGAAGGCATGAGGGAATATTACTGTTCTAGGTGCGGAGTTGTGTTGGCAAGGCCGATTGAGTTGTCTGCAAGTTATTGTTATGATCCAAAAAATGAGAGGACATTTTTAGTTTGTAAGAAATGTAAGATAAAAAAAGATAGGGTTATTTGGTAAATAGATAATATAATTTGATTTTTGGTATTATAAACTAATTATTTATTTCAAAATTCTTATCAAATCTTTTAATTAACCAAGAGGCAATTTTTTTAATTAAAAATACATCATTGTCAAGAAGATCAAGATAATTTGAATTTGGTATTAATTTAAAATCAAATTCTTTTTTAGAATGAACAATTCCATTCCTAATATTATATATCCTACTAGCTATTTCTTCTGCATTAAAATCATCTATGGTTAATTGCGGTAATTTATCTGTTAGTTTACTAAGAATCTTTTTTTCTGAAGAATAATCTCTAAAGTGATTTTCTTCTTTGATAATTTCTAATATTTTCGTTAATGAGCTATTTTCTATAAATTCTTTTTTGGATACAAAAATTTCATTTTTTAGTTTTTCGGATATTTCGTGTATTTTACTTTCATCATGAAATATTACTGGATTTTTAATTTCATTTTTTAATATATTTGATACTCTTTCTAATACAATCGTATCGTAGTAGAATTCCAATACATGATAGAAGCCTAAGTACTTAAACCTAATATCTTGATTTCTTTCTGCAGATAAAAAATAGAGTAAAGCTTCAACATTATATGAGCGTAAATAATATGTTTCTGGTTTTGTTGTATCCATTTGTTCGAATATTATATCGTCACAAAGATATTGTAAATTCTCTTTAACAGATATTCCTAGGCCGATAGGGATTAATGAAAAATCACATATTTCGTTGAGATAAAAAAATGAAGACAATATTATTTCAGTTATTAAATTAAGGTTTGATTTTGTCTCAAAGCCCTTAATTGAAAAATCAATATATCCTGCTTGGAACAATTCGGTAAATGTTTTAGCATCTTCTAATATTTCTTCATTTAATCTGGGATGTGCATTTTGTTCAACTAAAATAATTAAATGAGTGAATGTAACTGAATTAGATATATTCAATTCCACAAAGTATTCCCCTTCTCTGATCCTAAAATTCATTCGATTAAAAGATAATACCTTTTCTGGATCACTTGAAGAAAAAAATGTAGTATATATTTCATTTGATATTCGAAATATGGATTTTATTGAATAAGAATTATCAATATCTATGTATCTTTTTTCATTTATCGATAGCAATAATTCTTCTAAATCATATGTTTTTATATCAAATTCTTTTTTTCCTTTGTCATTTAGAATAGCTATTCTAAAATCATTCCAAGAAGATGATACAATTTCTATATCTAAATGATATCTTTCTAGCCATTTTTTTAGAGATTCAGAAAACCACTTTTTTATTATTTCTTCATTTTCGATAGATATATCATCTTCCATAGACCGCCCCTTAGAGAAAATCATCTGCCATGTTCCAATCTATATCAATTGCAAGCCCTCTAAAATAAGATAGAAAAGCAAGATATACCAATTTTCTTCGTTTATGTCCTATTCCAGAAGTATATGAACTAGAAATATTTTCAAATGTTTTTAAATTAAATGGATCATCTAAATCTAATTTCAAAATTTCAATTAGATGGGCTTTTGCATCTTCTATATCCTCTATTTCATTTCTCGCTTTGCCTATGGCTGCCATTAGTGGTATAAAAAAAGTGTCTTTTTCTGCTAAAATCCATTTAAATTCAGGAAAAGTATCATATGCTATTTCAATATTTTCATGAAGGTCCTTTAATACCCACAAAAGATCATTCATTACTACCTCACTTTTTACAATAGTTGAATCGTGGCGTTTTTTATACACGTCTAAGCGGTCTAACAAGGATATGGCAGTCGCTTGTTTATTTGGAAAAGGTGACTCGTAGTTATATGCAATCACGCCCTCAACAATATTTGATAAAAGGAAACCATGGGCACCTTTTCTTTTTCTATCCTCTGATTTTCTAAAGACATTAATGTTTTGTTTTTCTAATTCTTTTAATAAAGGTAGTTCAAGAACTTCAAATTGATGCTCTTCGTCCATTCTTGTTTGTCCAGCGTTTAACGATATCATTTTATAGAGAATCCCGTTGACAGTTAAATTTGTCCATATTTCTACTCTAATTGGCTTAGATAAAAAATTTTTTATTGGCATTGGGTCCTCTATTTTATCATAAGTTAATCTATCATATTCGGGATTTTTTAAAAGTTCGTATGCATACAATATACAATTAGTTCTTTGGAGCCCATCTAAAATCCTAATTTTTTCTTGATCAACTTCCATATTTTGGATAATTTCATCAATATCTTCAATATAAATGGATATTGTTGGTATTACTACTCCCTTAACTAAATCTCTAACTAGTTTATTATATACTAATTTTCTTTTTATATCAAATAATCTTCTTTGGAATAAATTAGATCTTTCATAGACATCTTTGACTAATAAGATATATTGTTCAATAGAGATATAAGCATTAAAACATTTGCCCCCGGTAGCTTTGTCTTCTAAGAAGGTTTTAGAAACTTCCTCAAAGGATATTTTTATTACTCCCATTTATATCAAATTAATTTTATCGAAAGACGTATATATGTATTTTGTATAGATCTCAACATTACAAGCTTATTGATTAGACTTTCAATATAGAATTTAGAATTATTATTTAAATGAATTTATTTGTGATAGAATGGCAATAGAATTAGATCCTCATAAGAATAATAAAAAAATATTAGAAAATTTACACAAAAGAAAATTTATTAAACCTGCTTTTGCAGAGTATAAGAAATGTATTGAATATTTTGAAGATAAAATTCCTCTTGAAGATACGTATATTACATTATTAGACAATCTTACTACAATATTAAATATGGCCACAAAAGAAACAATTGCTGAAATTGAAAAAAAATCTGAAAATAAAAAATTTATTGATGATAGGGCTAGACAAAAAAGTATTGAGAACACTATAAGAAGTGTAGCGGGAAACAACTTTCAAGCATTAATCGCTCGGTGCCTAATTGATAACATTGAAGTTGGAAATCTAAGCAATATTCTGATTAGTATTCAAGCCAACAATAATAGAGATATAAAAGATTACACTACAATATATGTAAAAGAAGATTTTCAAAAACCTGATCTAGATATTGTTGCATATGATCTAGAACGTAGTAAATCGCCTATAGTAAGTTATTCATGCAAAACTTCATTTAGAGAGAGGGCTGGCCAAACATACAAATGGAAATTGTTGTATGATATTGTTACATCAAAATGTAATAAAGATAATTCTGATCCTAATTGCCTTAGAAAAAAATATGAATTAAATTTTAAAGGTAACAAAGAAATATTTGTTGGACTCATATGTGCTGATTTTTATGATGAGATACTTAATCCCCAAATAGAAGGTATGATAAATTTTTTTGATTATTTTTACATCTCAAAAAGTTTAACAGGTTCAAAAAAAGTGCCTAGTCTTAGCATGATCATTAGCGATTTAAATAAACTTTTTCCCCGAAACCTCTAAATATCATAATCTAAAATTTCTAGCTGAATCTAAATATCTTTATTTTTCATTTGACCCGATACTTTTTTGAATAATAATCGCTAGATGCTATTCATGCAACTAAAATTGACAGATGACCAGCCACCTCACGACAAAATCATAGAAAGCTTCAAGGCCGATTTTGAAAAGATTAAAGGAAAAGAATTTATTTCTCTTAGAAGGGGCGATACAGGGATAGGAAAGACCTTTGAAGAGATAATGAACATACCTGAAAACAACAGCAAAATAGCTGATTACGAAGGTGTTCTAGAAATAAAGTCAAAGAGAGAATTCTCTCAAAGCATGCTTACTCTCACTACAAAGTCGCCCTCACATCCGAAAAAAGTAAATTCCTTGATACGAGAAAAATATGGAAGGCCGGACGCCACCTTCAGCGATGTAAAAGTCGTACACACAACAATAAAGGCAACTGACTTTAATAGTTTTGATGGAAGATACGGATTCAAGCTTGAAGTGGATGATTTAGAAAGAAGAATTTACGTTATAATAAAAAATCTTCAAACTAATCAAGTCGAACCAAAGAGTATCTATTATTCATTTGAGGACATTAGAGAGATAATTGAAACTAAGTTAGAGTACATTGCATTCATAGATGCGAAGTCAGAAAAGATGAACGAAAAAGAAAAGTTCACCTTTAAAAGCGCTATTTTGCTTTATGGCCTTACTTTGAATAAGGTTATAGAAGGCATCAAAAAAGGTTATGTTCTTTATGACATAAGGTTAGGGGCATATGGAAAAGGGTGCAAAAATGAAGGAAAGCCTCATGACCACGGATCAGGATTTAGAGTATTCAAAAGAGATATTCCAAAACTATTTACTGTTACGGAAATCTAATAGGGGTGAAATTTTCCAATGTTAGATTATTTGGACTACAAATTTAGAAAAAAACTAAAATCCATTGATATTAAAAAAGAATTAAAAAATATATTCGATAAAGGATTCATTGAATCTATTGGGAATATAAACGATGGGGATGTAGGAGATACTTTGCAAAATGAATTAGGTATCCCACGAAATAATAAAAAGTATCCTGATTTTTTATATGGATTTAAACCAATTGAATTAAAATCTAAGAGGAGGTATAAAAAAAGAAAAAATGAGTTTAACAATTCCATGATATCTCTTTTCACTACAAATCAGATGGGAGGGCCTATGAACTCTAGGAAAATATTTAAAAAATATGCTTACGTTTCACAAGGTAAACTTTCATTAAAGGGCAATATCTATTATGGAGACTATAAAAAACAGGGCTTTAAGTTGGATATAAATAATGACAAATTAATTATAAAAAAGAAAAAGCACGGCCAAATAAGTCATTTTGAGTACAGTGTTCTATTAAGACATATAAAGAAAAAAATAAATTATCTTTTATTAGTTAAGGCCGAAAATAAAATTATTGACGGTATTGAATATTTCAACTATAATGAAGCATATTTATATTCTCACTTTGTAGAGGATAAATTTACAAATTTATTAACTAACAAAAAAATTATTGCTAACTTCAGGATGGGTTCAAATAAAGACCATAATTTTGGTTTTAGAATTTATGAAAAAGATTTGGATACATTGTACAAAAACAAAGAGCAAATAATCCTTAAGTCTTCTCCAGAATAATAATCCATTCCTGGCTCATTGTCTTTCCATAGTCCCCTTTTATGTTTGAGGGGCTGTTAACCTTTGGCATCCTTTTATTTGGTATTTCTCTAATTATGGTCTTGTGGTGCTTATAGTTATTTTCTAACTGAAACATCTCAACTATTATATCATCAGTTGGAATTTGAATTCCTTTTACAGTTCTATTTCCAACGACAAAGCAGAGAAAAGCGCCTTCTTTAGTTACTCTGTGAAGCTCTTTCACACACAAGTCAAAGTCTAAGTAAAAGCTCAACACGTCTCTGGCTCTTTCAGCATCTATGCTAGAAATTTTTTCTATTGTTTCTTTTAGGGAAGGTGAATCAATAGTAACGGTCAAATCCTTTGAAGGTATGCCACCAAGACTTTCCTTGTCAATTCCCATTACGTCTTCTTTTTCATAGCCAATCCATTGAAGTGCCAATCTTGAGAACTGGCCATATGCCACGGTAGTCCTGCTGTCACCATATGGGGGAGAAGTAACTATTAGGTCTACTTCTTTATCTTTTATGGAAGTCTTATACCTAGAGTCCTCAGAGAGTATTTTAACTTTGCATTTTTTGTTAGCTTCGGTTTCATAACTCTCCATTTTTTTAAGATTGTTTAGCGCCCTAGCCTTAAAAGTGCCTAAAACGTTAGGATTATGTTTTTTTAGCATTTCTTCGTTCATTCTGTAAAGCTTAAACTCGCTGTTTCTAGTATTGGAAACGTTTCTAACTGTCTCGGAGAAGACTACATAAAAGAAGTTTTTTATTTTAGGATCTTCGATTACCTCAATATTGTTCTTAATTATTGTGAGTTCCCTAATTACTTGTGGTTTAAACCAGAAGTCTATATTGAAGAAGTTCGGTGTTTCTATTTCGGCATCGCCAAGATTAATTTCATTAAGGTCTTGTACACATTTGTCTACGAGCTTTTTGTATTCATTAGATAAAATATCAAAATTAAGAGGAGTTGTCTTTACTTTTGATATTAGAATGGCTAACGGATTAATATCAATGCCGTAAGCTTTTTCAAAATTCTGGTGGAGAGTGGCTTCCAAAACTGCAGTACCTGAGCCCATGAATGGATCAAGCAGAACCTTTGCATCTTTTCCATAAGTTTCTATCAATCTTCTTGCAATCTGAGGTATCATCATAGCGGGGTAGGTATGAAAGCCGTGATTGGAATATTTAGTGTCACTACCTCTAAAGTCCCACGAAGGGTCAACTTCTTTCAATAACTCTCTTTTAATATAATTTTGAGATTGCATTTGACTACAGCCTAGTTTATGTAACAATTATGCCTTTTTAGGTGTTTTCGTTAAAAGAGATATATCTCTTTTTATAGCAGAGTAGGGGGCGATAATAAAAAAGGTTAAATATTATTATTTGTTTTTATTATGTTGGTGGGAAAATGACTTTAACTAAACCAAAAAAAGGTCAGAAAAATGAGGGCTTAAGACAAGACTTAGGCACCGGAAAAATATATGAAGATGGATATGACAGGGAAAGAGCAGTGTACTCTGATGGGAGCACTAGATCAAGAAATAAAGATGGCACTATAAGAAAAAAGAGAAGCGATGCAAAAGATTGACCAATAAATAGACTTATTTTACAAATGAAGGATAGTGTTTCAATCCATTTTGACTTTGTCCTTTTTTTTATCATGACCTTCACTATTACGCCTATAATTATCGTATCCGCCCTTATCATATTCTTCTTTGTCAAAGCTGTCTTTAGTGAAACCTGCACCATCTATAACTTATATATCCGAAACGACATTAAATAAACGTTACATATTGGGCATTTCTTGCCTAAAATATCGGGCATGATGAATTTTCTCTTGTAATTGTATTGGCCATTATATATATATA